CCGAGGACGCGCCCTGGCTCAAGTCGATCATCGACTGGCTGCTCACCAACAGCAGCGAGAAGATCCGCAACGTGCTGGAGACCACGCGGGACCGCGTGCGCCAGCAACTGGCCGAGGGCGCGGAGCTAGGCGAGAACATCCGCCAGTTGCGCGACCGGATCGTGGCCGCCGACTCCACGGCGTTCGGGCGCGAGCGCGCGGAGGTGATCGCGCGCACCGAGGCGCTCACCGCGTACAGCGTCGGCAGCCACGCGGCCGCCGACGAGTCGGGCGTGGAGATGGACAAGATCTGGTCCACGTCCATGGACGGCCGGCAGCGCCCGACGCACGGGCGCGCGAACGGCCAGCGGCGCGCGCTCAAGGAGCCCTACACGGTCGGCGGCGCGGACCTGATGTTCCCCTCCGACAGCAGCCTGGGCGCGCCTGCGAGCGAGACCATCCAGTGCCGGTGCTCCGAGCTATACGTGCCGGTGTGAGGACGCCATGGCCGAGGACGTGAAGCTGGATCTGCTGCTCGACACCTACGTGATCGCGCACAGCCTGCAGGGCTTCGGCTCTGTGGCGCGCGAGGTCGAAGCCGAGATCGTGGCCGAGGAGGATGGCACGACGTACTACCGCCTGCAGGACGACGCGCAGGGCGGGGGCGCGTGGTGGTTCAAGCAGGGCCGCGAGGGCGACGTGGCGTGGCTCGCGCGGATGCACCCGCGCGCGGGCGCGATGGCCACCGCGCCGGTGCTCGCGCGCGTGGCGAAGTGCTGCGGGTTCCAGGTGGAGGCGTGGGACGCGCTCGTGGCCACGGTGACCAAGCAGGGCACCGAGGTGCAGTCGTTGATCCTGAGCAAGGAGCGGTTCGCGTCCGCCGAGGCCGCGCAGGGCTGGGCCTCGTCGCACGACTTCACCAGCGGGGATGTGGACGAGACCGAGGAGAGCTACCGCCTGCGCCAGTTCGATCCCGGCGACTGCGAGAGCGAGCCGCGCACGATCAGCCTCGACACGGGCGTGCAGGCCGTGGTCTGCGTGAAGCGCAGCGTGGCCAAGCACGAGGTGCTGCCCGATCCCATGCTGACCGGCCGGCGCTTCCGCGTGGTGATGGCCGAGGCCGAGAAGCAGTTCGCGCTGGGCGTGGTCTACGGCGCGGACGACGAGCCCGACGCGCACGGCGACACCATGACGGCCGACGAGGTGGAGCGCGCCGCGTGGTCGGCGGTGGCCAAGGGGCTGAAGGTCGGCCTGGAGCACGAGGACGGCACGACGGGCGTGGGCGTGCTCGTGGAGAGCTACATCTGGCCGGCGGCCGAGACCAAGATCGGGGACCAGGTGGTGCACCCCGGCGACTGGCTGGCCGGCGCGGTGTTCGATGAGCCGACGTGGGACAAGATCAAGAGCGGAGAACTGACGGGGTGGAGCTTGCAGGGGTGGGCGCGGCGAGTGGACTGATCGCGCGCCCGGCGACCGCCGAGCTACGGTGCCCGGCGCGCGGGTGCGGCAAGGTGGCGCTCGTGCACGTGGCCCCGTACCGGGTGCGCCTGGTGTGCAAGCGGTGCCGGGCGATGGTCGAAGTGGTGATGTCCGCAGACGGCCGCCGAGTCACGGCGACTTACAGCGGCCAAGGAGGAGAGGTCAATGGCGCGACTGCAGGATCTTGACGTGGACCGCATCGACGTGGTGGGCAAGCCGGCCACGCGGAAGCGGTTCCTGCTGACCAAGAACGAGGAGGGCCAGGTGACCACGGCCGCCCCGACTGCGGAGCCCGTGGCGAACGACGCCGCCGCGCCGGCTCCGGCGGCCCCGCCTCCGGTGCCGCAGCCCGAGGTGCAGAAGTCCACGCTCGTGGAGAAGTTCATGTCGCTGGTGCAGTCGCTCGACGGCGTGGCGATGTCCACCGAGCAGGAGGCGCTGATCTCCGAGATCCTGGCCGAGATGGAGCGCGCAGGCGAGGCCAAGAGCGAGGACGCGCCCAAGCTGGACGAGTTGACCGACGTGATCGCGGAGAAGGTCGCGCTGGCGCTGTCGCAGGGCGGCGTGCCGGCGGCCATCGCGAAGGCGCACCAGACGCGGAGTCAGCGGATCATGGCGAGCCGGCAGCGGCCGGTGCAGCAGCCGGAGCGGATCCAGCGCGCGGCCGGGCCGCGCAAGATGGGCGACGGGCTCTTCGCCTCCGCGCTCCTGGGAGAGAGCTTCCGCTAGTCCGTTCGAACCACCAACGCCCAACCGCCACCCGGGCGCAATCCCCGGGCCGTGGGCCGGTGCCCCTCGTGGGCCGGTGCCCCTGGCAACACTCCAGGGGAGGAACCGGTCGATGAACATGAGATGGCTCCAGCGAGAGCGGTGGGCCCCCGACGACTACGTGGCCAAGGCCTTCTGCGTGGCCGACATCACCCCGCCAACGGGTGGCGGCCTCCTGCAGCCGGAGCAGGCGCAGGAGTTCATCCGCATGGCGATGCTGCAGGCGGTGATGCTGAAGGACGCGAACGTGTTCACCTCGCGCTCGCCCAAGTTCGAAGTGCCGCGCATCTCGCTTGCGAACCGCGTGCTGTACAGCCGCGCCGGGCTCGCGGACTGCGCGCGGCAGCCGAACCAGACCAAGCCCGCGACCGGCCTGGTCACGATGTCCACCGTCGGCTACAGCGGTGAGGTCGCGGTCTGCGACGATGTGTTGGAGGACAATATCGAGTTGGGCGGTCTGGCGGACACGCTGGCCGAGATGATCGCGGAGGCCGTCGGCCGCGACATCGAAGAGATCGCGATCAAGTCCGACACCGCGCGCCTGCCGGCCGAGGATGCGACTCTCGATCAGCAGGACGGGATCGTGAAGCAGTTGCAGACGGCGCTGCCGACCGCGCAGAAGATCGACGCGACGGCGCACACCGCGAGCGAGCAGACGTTCGCCACGATGCTGGCGGCGCTGCCGCCGGTGTACCGCACGAGCTACGCGGGCATGAAGTTCTACGTGCCAGCGGTAATGAGAGACTCCTACCAGAACAGCCTCGCGGGCCGCGCGACGACGCTGGGCGATCAGTCGCTGATCGCGGGCCAGAACACGCAACTGGCCTATCGCGGCATTCCCATCGTGGAGGTGCCGCTGCTCTCCGGCACCAGCGTGATCAATACGGCGACGGTGGACTACGGGAAGTTCGCGATCCTCATTCACCCGTCGAACATCTACGTGGGCTTCCACCGCCGCGTGCGGATCGAGAGATGGAGAGACCCGCGCGAGATGTGTACCTATTTCATCCCCAGCGTCAGGTTCGCGGTGATGATCGCGGATCCCGCCGCAGCGGTGCTCGCGTACAACATCCCGCAGTTCGCGATGCCGGCGGGTGGCCTGCTGGCCAACCCGTTCATGCCGTGGCCGCAGTTGGGCCCGCAGCCGCACCAGCCGCAGCCGGAGCACGTGCGAACCCAGGAGCAGCAGGCCGCGTTCGACCGGGCGCGCGAGGCGGCGCAGCATCCGCCGCAGCCGCTGCCGCCGGCCAACGCGCCGGTGCCCCAGTACCCGCCGGCCCAGCCGCAGCAGCCGGTGAACAACCCGCAACCGCAGGGGCCGCCCACGCAGCCCCAGCAGCCGCCGCAGCCGCCGGCCCCGCCGTCGGGCGTGGTGCCGCCAGCGCGGCGGTAAGGACAAGGAGCGCGCCATGCCCCTGCTGTTGATCCCGCCGCACGGCATCACGCTGGATGGTGTGACCTGGGAAGGGGGAGCCCAGGTGGACATGCACGATCAAGCGTGGTGTCGGCGGCTGATCGCAGCAGGGGCGGTGGTGCTCTCCGGCTTCGAAGGGTTCGAAGGGCCCGCGCCGGCCCCCGATCCCGGCACGCTCGCGGCGCAGCAAGCGCGGCGCTACTACCGTCGGCCGGGGTGAGCGCGTGTCGAGCTACGCCACCCTGGAGATCGTGAAGGGGCTGCTGGGGATCCCGCCTGAGGACACCAGCATGGATGTCGCGCTGCAGGCGAGCCTCGACGCCACCGAGGCGGCGATCCTCACGGCCTGCGGCTTCGTTGCGGAGCCCACCCTGATCGAGGACCGGGTGCAAGCGCCCCGGGAGTCGCAGGTGGTGAGCACGACCAAACGGCCGCTGGAGGAGTCCACGGTCCTCGTCCACGCTCGCCACTGTGCGACTGAGTGGGCCCCCATCGACCGGCAGGTGCTCGATGCCTTCAAGGGCAAGCTGAAGCTCCTGGGGCCGCAGGACTGCCCCTGCTCGTGCTCCGGGCTGGGCCTCTTCCAGCCGCAGGAGATGTACCGCTGGCGCGGCCGGATCTACTGGACCGCGCGCATCACCTACACCGCGCTGCCCATGGAGACGGCGTACGGCGGCACCGCGCCGGCCGACTTCGTGATGGCGATCAACCGCGCCGCTGCCGCCGAGTGGCAGCAGATCCAGGGGATCAGCGGCGCGGGCGGCGCAGCGGGCGCGGGCGGGCTCGACAGCCTCACCGTCGGCCAGATCAGCGAGAGCTACAGCAGCGGCGAGGCGGCGAGCGGGGGCGCGTCGAGTTGGCTGATCGCGCCCGGGCTCAAGCAGAGCCTGGCTCCGTACGTGCGCGGCGCGAGTCGCGCGCGCGTGGCGTGGTGAGATGTCCTGGGAGTCGCTGCTGACGCAGTACGCGGCCACCTTCCGCGCGACGGTGCAACGGGACGCGGCGGGATCGGAGACGTGGGTCTGGGCGGTGCACCTCGCGGGCGTGCAGTGCTCGCTCCAGAAGGGCGGGGGCCGGCGCGGCAGCTACGACCCCGGCCGGCACACCGCCGCAGTGTGGACGCTCTTTACGCGCGGCACGGTCGATCTGCAGGAGGACGACCGCGTGACGGTGGCCGGCGTGCCGGAGCAGTTCCGCGTGAGCTTCGTGCACCGGCTGCACTGGCGCGGCGCGATCCACCACATCGAGGCCACGCTGGAGCGGCTCTTCGATGAAGAAGGCAGCCCCACCGCCGTGACGCTCACGAGTGGCAACGGCCATGCCGGTTAACATCACCATGCGCGATGGCGAGTCCGAGTGGCTCGCGCGGTTCGGCGCGGCGGTGCGGAAGGGCCTGGACGCCACCGGGCTGCAGATGCAGTCGGAAGTGCGCCGGCTCATGGCGTCGAGTCCGCGTGGCGGCCGCGTCTACCGGCGCGGCAACATCCGCCACAAGGCGAGCGCGCCCGGCGAGCCGCCGGCCCGGGATCGGGGCTACCTGATGCGGTCGGTGATGTGGAAGCGCACGAACAAGCCCGGCCCCATCGACGCCATCGTGGACGTGGGCAGCGGCGTGCTCTACTCGCTCTTCCTGGAGTACGGCACGCGGCGCATGGCCGCGCGCCCGGCCTTCCGGCCCGCGCTCGCGAAGATCCTGCCGCAAGTCGCGCCGATCCAGGGTGTCCACATCATCCGGGCGATCAAGAAGTGAACCCGCTGCCGGAGCTTCGCAAGGGGATCATGTCGGTGCTCTCGGCCGACGCGCCGCTGATCGCGCTGGTCGGGACCAACCTGGCCTTCCGCCCCCGGCGCGCGTTGACGGCGTTCCCCGCGCTCACCTTCTTCGACTTCGGCACCGTGCCCGATCCGCTCGCGCCGCTGCTGGATCGCACCTACCAGTTCGACGGCTGGGGCGTGACCCTGGCCGACGCGGAGGCGGTGCGCGAGCGCGTGCGCGTGGTGCTGGATCGCCGGCCCGCGTTGATCACCGCGATGGCGGCCGTGGGCATTCGCGTGCGCGCGTTCTACTGGACCAGCGACTCCACCCTGCCGGAGCAGGACGCGGAGGTGGAGCACACCGTGTCGGAGTACCGCTGCCTGGCGTACTACCCGCCAGCGTGAAGGAGGAACCATGCCGCCAGCCCTGCCGGTGTACGACTTCGATGAGTTGGAACTGGGGCCCGCCAACGTGTACTACGGCGATCCCGCCGGGAGCGGCGCGGACGCGGAGCGGTTCCTGGGCGTGATGGGCGAGGATCTGTCGATCACGATGAGCGTGGAGACGAGCCCGTTGACCGGCGCGCAGTTCGGCTCGATCCCGCTGAACAAGGTGATCATCGGCGGCTCGTTCCAGTTCACGATCCCGTTCAAGGAGATCTCGCTGGCGAACATCGCGCTGGCGTTCGGCAACAGCGAGAGCTACACGGGCGGCGTGGCGTTCAAGCCGCGCGTGGGCCGTGATCTGCGCTCGCTCGCGAAGCCGCTGCGCCTGGTGAAGTTCGCGCTGGGCGGCGACGAGAGCACCGACCCGGAAGACACGTTCGTGTTCTACCTCGTGTCCCCGACCGACGCGGAGGTGACCCTGAGCTTCGGGCCGACCGAGCAGCGCGTGCTCAGTGCCACGTTCGAAGCCTGGCCCGACGACGCGCACGACGGGGCGTGGGGCTACTGCGGCGTGGCTCCGGCGGCGCTGGCCGCGAGCCCCGAGGCCGAGGAGCGCGCGCGGCGGCGACTGGAGAAGCAGGAGCGCGTGCGGACGCGGCGCGTGGCCTGATGGCGGCCACGCCCGAGGGCGCGGTGCCGGTCGGAGTCGCGTTCCCCGATCCGCACGCGGCGCACCTGCCCGACGATCAGGTGCTGGATCTCGACGCCTTCGCGCCGGTGCCGCGCTGGGTCCGCAAGGGCGGCATGGCGTACTCGATGCGGAGCTTCTTCGACATCAAGGGCTCCGACCTGGCCGCGCTGTTCCGGCTGGAGGACGAGGCGCGCGACGATCCCGGGCGCGGGCTGCCGGCGATCCAGCGGCGGCAGGTGGCGCTGATCGTGCCCGACATGCCGGAGCACGTGCTGCAGGATCTCAGCCAGCAGGAACTGATCGCGGTGATCAACGAGGGGTGGACCTATCGCCGCCCCCCGCAGATGGCCCCGCCGGTCCCCGGGGCCGCCGCACCCATGCAGCAGGGGCCGGGGGATCCGCAGGAGGTCGGCGGCCGGTAGCGCGTCGGCTGCGCTGGGGCAAGCTCATGGCGCGGGTGGCCCGCTTCTATGCGTGGTCACCCGCTGTGGTGTTGGGGCTCTCGCTGCGGGAACTGACCCGCTGGGACGATCTGCGCGTGGAGCTACGAGCCGAGGAGCACCTGGAGCAGATCACCGCTGCCGGGGTGTGGCATCTGGAGCCGCAGGCGCGCAAGCGGTACGTGGACGGCGTGCGCGCGCTCGCGCAGGGGCAGGATCGCGTGCCGCGCGTGCGCGGGACCGCAGCCAAGCAGCGGTTCGCGGCACTGCTCGCCACGCCGGCTCCGGGCGCGCGACGGCGGCGTGCGGCGATGATCGCGCACGTGCCTGGTGATGGCGGCCTGGTGATCGGCGGCGCGGGAGCAGCGCGTGGCTGACCAGGCGATCAAGCAGGTGTTCGTGCAGTTCCAGGCCGACTCCAGCCAGATGCGGCAGGAGATGGCCAAGGACACGGCCGCGATCAACCAGCAGGCCGCCACCATCACGGCCGCGCAGCAGAAGGTCTCCGCGTTCGCGGGCAAGGGCACGAACACCGCGCAGTTGAACACCGGGATCCGGGCGGCGTTCCAGGAGATGGGCGCGGGCCTGAAGGCTACCGAGGCGGGCAGCCAGAAGGCAGCGGCGGGCCTGGCCAAGGTGGGCGGGGGCGGCCAGCAGGCAGCGGCCGGGATCAAGGCGGCCGCGATCCCGCTGGTCAACCAACTCGCCCCGGGCCTGGGCGCGGTGGTGGGCGCGAGCACGCAGATGGCCAGCGCCTTCAGCGGGCTGGGCCCCATGGCGGTGGGCGTGGGGATCGCGATCACCGGCCTGTCGCTCGTGATCGCGGACGTGGTCAGCAAGATGCAGGATCTCGTGGAGTGGCAGAACAAGCTCGCGGACGTGAAGGTGGGGACCAGCGTCAGCAAGGTCACCCAGTTGTACGAGCAGCAGGCCGAGGCCCTCCGTATCGCCACGCGCACCCTGCAGCAGGCCGAGCAGCCGGTCAACGCGCTGGTCGGCGCGTGGAACTTCCTGACCAACGCGACCGGGCGCGCGCGCGCGAACCTGGAACAGGCGCGAGCGCGGCTGATGGGCGTGACGGCCGCAGCGGCCGAGCAGTTCGCGAAGATCGAGGAGGGCCGCACGGCCCTGGACGTGCTCAAGCAGCAGGCCGATCACTCGCAGGCCCTGGCCCAGCACATGCTCTCCACGGCGAAGGGCACGGCGGATGTGGCCGCTGCGTACCAGCAACTGAACCAGGTGGCGGCCGACAACCTGGAGATCGCGCGCGCGCGCACCGAACTGCGCCTCCAGGAGATCGCGGCGGATCAGGGGATGTCTCCCGCGCAGAAGGCCAACGAGGAGGCCAAGGCGCTCGCGGAACTGAGCGCGGCCCAGGACACGTACTACCTGGAGAGCCGCCAACGCAGTGACGCGCAGCTAGCCGCCGAGCAGCAGAAGCGCGATGCGGCCGAGCAGGCGTACCGCGAGACGATCCAGCAGGAGCGCAGCCTGATGGATCTTCGCGTGCAGCTAGGCCAGGAGACCATCGCGTCCGAGTTGGCCTTCTACCAGCGGCGCGCCACCGACGCGCGCGCGAGCGGGGAGGAGCAGTACCGGGGCCGGCTGGAACTGCAGAACCGGATCAAGGCGCTGGATGA